AGGCATACGAATTAAACTCGCCGCGCTTGACGGCTTCGACCCATTCCCTGTGGGTTACGCCTATGTGAAAGCGGATGACATACCGGATAAGTTGACTCGTCTTTACGAAGCGCAAGGCATGATGGACATTGACGAAGGGATGATTGGCATCTTCCATTCGCTTGGGTATGATGAAGAGAGTAAGAAGATGCGCGCTCCATATCTTGCACGAATAGACACGACTCTTGGACAGTCGGATGCTATGCAGATTGGTGACTTGATGGAGAAGTGAGCCGAATGGATGAAGACGCTTTCTTCCTCGGTTGGCTGGCGAGGGAATGTCGATTCCAACTAAGCGTTCACTTCTCTCCGAAGACACGAATTGGATACCGTGTGGAGAGGCGCGTCTTGGTCAGCCGAAAGGACGAACCCGCTCTCAACATGTGGCTCGCCACGCAGGGTATCAATGCACGAATCCTCAAGGATGCCGAATTGATACGGCACATCATCCGAATACTCTCACCCGTCAAACAACATGTGTACGACTTGAAGAACATGGTGAAGATGGTAAGGCTCATGGATTTCAAGGGGCGTGCTCCCACGCACACAGAGATAGCCGAAATTATCGACCTGTTAGATAGAGAAGATTGAACATCAGCGCACCTCTGTTTCAATTATCACTATTCTATTATCATTCTAATAAAGAAAGTATTACTATTATTCTTATAACAATAATAAGATAATATCAAGAAAAGGGTAGTCGTTGGACCCCCCCTTTATAACCCGACGCGGAATATGCAAGTGGTTTTGAGGAAGAAAAATGAAACTCACCTGCCGAAAATTAACCGATTTTATCGGAGCGAACGAACCACACATGCCCTTGTTTTACCTTGACGAGTGGGATGCTGATAGCCCCCAATGCCTTCTGTTGCATGGAGCGCCGGGACTTGGAAAGACAAGTGCGGCATACATCATAGCCAAGCATCTTGGATTACAGGTAGTCGAATACAATGCAAGCGATGAGCGCGGCATTGAATTCATCCGAAACAAGTTGAAGCAAGTTGCACAAGCGACCAACCTTTGGGATGGTGGCCGACTGATTTTACTCGATGAGGCTGACGGTCTTACCAAGCCTGCGCAAGATTCATTGAAGCGTATCATGGAGAAAAGCAACTGCTGGTGGATACTAACTTGCAACGACCAAAGCAAGATTATCCCTGCTATCAAGTCACGATGCGTCATGTTCAAATTCCGACCATACGAAGTAAAACATGTGCGCGCGTATATTGAACACTTGATTGTGAGACAAGGCATTTCACCTACGGTCAGCGCCGAGGTACTGCATTCACAGTTCGGAGGCGACCTTCGCGCAATCGGCAATCATCTTCTAAGTGGACTTGAATTGTTCCCCGAAGAACAAGATGATTTGGATTCATTGGCCCTCGACTTGGCCGCTAATGAGTGGGAGTCTGCCCACAGAACCATGTTGAATATGCTAAGGGAAGGCTCTTCCCATCAATACATCATGCGTCGCATTCACGAATATGTGAAAACCGTGGGGATGACCTCGGAACAACTATATACCTTCTTCTCTGTGTGGGGAGATTTCGTCTTGAAGATGAACCAATGGGACCTTGGAAGTGAATCATTTATTGACTACTTCGTAGCGACCTTACACACAAAAAACCAAAACCAAAACAAGGAGGACTAAACATGCCAAACCTAAACCAAAACCAAAACCAAACTGAAGCCAAAAACAACAACAGCCTTCACAGCGATGTGGAAGAACGCCTTAAGTGGTGGGCTGAGAAGAACGGAAAGAGTCTTGACGACGCAACAGGTGATTTTTACACCTACCTCAAGAACGAACTCGGAGTTGACAACCCCGACGCAGAAGAAGCAGACTTCATGATTGATGCCGCAGAGACTTTCGTAGTTGAGCGACGCGTCATGAGCGGCGGGAACAACAATGCAGTTGAACTCGTCGGATACTTCATTGGTGTTGACCCGAAAGTCCGTGACAGCCAAGAACGAAAGCGCGGACCGGCAGTCTCAGCCGCTATGAATGACCTTGACGATGCAATCCAACAAGGACTTGTGGCCCGCGCATACACCGAGAACGGTGTGTGGATGCTTGAGGGAGTCAACGGACCGAAGGCTACCGAAGAATCAGCAGACACCAAGCCATGGTTCCTCTTTGAAGAACACGGACTGAGCATCGCCATCCTTCAAAACAACTCCGAATGGAACCGCTACGGTGAACCAATCACACCGTACCGACACCAGCGAACCTACTACTATCTCGGTAACGACAAGGACAACTACTTGAACGAACAGAGAGTGTTGCGCATCAGTGTGACTTCAAAGAATCCCGATGAGTGGTTCATCCCTCAACTCTTCCAAGAAGGCACACTCAAGGTGCGACCTCAAGGAAAGAATGTCAAGCCGGAGTGGGCTGATTCCTACACAGCCTACCCTCTGCCTGCCTCCTTCACCTACGGCAACGAGTTTGTCGATGAAGAGATTCGTGATGTCATCCGACCGGACAGACTTGTCCCCGGACTCGACAGTCACATCAAAGACCTCTCATCGCTCGCTGAAGTTTTCGAGACGCGACAAGAGATTGTCCCCGGATACAACCCCGTCGGACCTCTTGTCTTTGTGAGAGGCAAAGTCAGTGACATGCGAAAGGAAGCACGCGAGACAGAGTGGGACCCGATTGGTCACGACTACTCAATGTCGCTGTCATCCTTCGACCTCATGCGTACATTCAACGGAAGTCGCCGACAGAACCTACCCTGCTACATCCACGGAGTCCTCGGAGACGAGGGTCACCCGTTCGATTATGCCACTGAGGAAGGATGGAAACCATACGCAGTGAAGTCCACAGTCATTGTCTTCGGACGATTGAGTGTGCGCGTCACTGATGACGGACCCGAACCTGCCATCAAGACCTTCGGTGTTTACGCAGTCCCACGCCTCGCCATCCCTGCTGGTGAAGGCGGCGACACAAACATTACCCAATACGGAGAGTGAATAACATGCCAAACCTAAACGATTTGAAAAACCAAGCCAAGCCCGAACAACCCGAACAACCTGTACCTTTCGACCCGACCACCGGGGAGATGATTGAAGCCCCTACCACGCCCGTCAAGCAACCCATTGCTAAATCCGTGTGGGATGAAATCATCAACGCTGGTGACGAAGTGCCTACGAGTCAAATCTTCATGGGCCTCATCGGTCCCGAAGGTGTCGGTAAGACTGGCATTGTTCTCGACAGCATGAGTGACGAAGAAAAGAAGCGCGGAGATGTTATCTTCGTCTTGGACTTTGATGGTGGCGGACAGACCACCCGCGTCACACATCATCGTGAGCATGCTAAGAACATCCGTTGCCTAAGTCCGAATGTCATGTTCCGACAGACAGACGCTGACGGTGACATTCGTGAAGCCATCGACTACCCTGCGACGCATCGTCGTGTCATGAAGATTGGACAGACGCTTGTTGATTGGGCCGCACGCCCCGGAGACAAGCCTCGACTTCACTCGGTACTTATCACCGCCGTTGACCTTTGGGATGAAGTGGCTAAGAACTGCATGTTCATCGAAGACTTGGGTACAGCCCCCGACGGTATCGGTGCAAAGGTGAAGCCTCATGAACAAGTCGGACTCCGATTCAACTGGCAGATTCGCACAACGCGTTTCCATCAACTTACAACCATCGCTCGAACGCTCATGTCCCTTGGTGTCAATGTTTACTTTGAAACCCACTTCAAGGAACTACAAGACAAGAGCGGTAATGTGATTGGTAAGAAACCATCTTGGGAGAAGCATACTGCAAACTACCTCAACCAAATCCTTTACTTCCACAAGAAGAAGGTGCGCGGCGAAAATAACTCACCAACAGGTGAGACACGCTACGAAGTTGAGTTCGTCAAAATCAAGACCAACCCTAACTTGCTTGACCAACGACGCACCATCATGGTGACGAAGAAGGACGAAGCGCCTCAGTGGTTTGGACTACCGGAACTACGAGAGGGTGAAGTTTGATGGCATGGAAAACCACAGGAACGCCTGCGCATAACAATGCCACAGACCGAAGTCTTGAAGACAATCCGTGCTACGAAGCAAACCCCGACTGCAATGCCTGTGGAGGCACTGGTGAATACATCATTGAACAACCCGTTCGGAACTATGAGGGCGAGTGTGTCGATGTTGAGTTCGTCAACCACCCATGTGATTGCATCTTCATTGACTGGCAAGTGGTCCCCGACCCAAACTGCAAGCAATGCGGAGGCGGAGGCGCGGTTCAAGAACGCATGATGAAGGACGGAGAGGAAGTCATTTTCTTTTACGACTGCGTGTGTTTACGATATGTACCGAGAGGTGAAAAGAATGAAGAAACAAAAGGTGATTCACATTAAAGGACTACTGAAACCAAGACTCTGCGGAGCGATAGGCGACTACGCATCCGTGGGCGATGACTCCGATGCGCCAATTTGCGAGGACTGCATTGCGATTTACATGACGCTGAATGGGGAGGCATACGAATGACGCTGGCTCAAGCGAGTTTCAACACAGATTTGTTGCGCGGGTTTATTTCCGGCTTCGGCGAAGGCGTCAACGACCTCTTCTGTCAAATCAAAGACATGAAGTTGACAGGTTGGGCTGATGTTGATACCCACTATGTTCACAAATCAATCGTTGTGAACATGGGAGATACATACAACATGGGCGATGTATTCATCCCTCAACTTGACAAGGTGAACGCATTCCTCAAGGCGTGCAAGGGGGGTGTCACAAGCATTCGACATGTGGGAGGCGTGCTGACATTGGTTAATGAAAACGACCAATACAGTACCCCAACTTACACTGAAGTTCTATCCAATCTAACTGTTGCGCGAGCAAGGTTTGCAATCTCAGGATTTGAGAAGAGCGGCTACAAGAAGTTAGGGCGCGCTGATATACAATGTCGCGGAACTCTAACCATGAGTGACCTGCATGGACTTGACGCTATGACAAAAGCAACTTCCAAAGATGCACCTGTTCGTATCACCATGCACACACAAGAGATGACGGTGACTGTCGGAAGTATGCGCGGTGCTCGTATGAGCAGGGTCATTGATGTTGACTGTTCGCCTGTCTTCGATAAGATTGAGACTGTCTTCTCGTCAGTTCTCCCTAAACTATTGAGAGTCATGGGTAGTGGTGATGTTGAGTTCTTCATTGGCAAAGAGAGTGCTCTCATCCTCAAGCACCAAGAAGTGGATTGCATGCTCATCCTCAAGCACCAAGAAGGTGTTGACCAATGATTGTCGATGCGATTTACAACGACGACGGACCGCCTACTGTCTATACAAGATGGCGCGGTACAGAAAGCAGAAGTTTGTTTGAACACCGTCAGTTGGATTACAGACCCCACTTCTTTCTTCCTGCACACACGCCGGAATATCGAATCAAGAAAATGCTTCGCAGTTTCCCTACCGCGCAAGTGGTTGAAGGCGAGACATTCACTGCTCTCGATAAGACGAAGTTGTTGAAGGTTGAGGCTGACTCACCTTATGACATACACAACATGGCTATGGGTTTCACAAAAACCTACGAGGCTGATGTGATGTATCCCGACCAATACCTCATCAACAATGTTGCTGAAATGCCCAAGTGGAAGCCGCGCAAGTGGTGGTATGATATTGAGTGTGACACAGGTGATGACAACTTCACGACTGTCATTGCTGTCATTGACTCCGACCTCGACACACCCGTTGTGTTTGCATGGGCTGACGAGCGAACCAATTGTCCCCTTGACACAAGTTACGGCATGAGAAGCGGACCTATGCAAAAATCGGTGCGCGATACAGAATACGATTTGTATCTCTATGGTTCCGAGAAGGAGATGTATGACAACTTCATTGTCTTCCTCAACCAACGCGACCCCGACATGATGATTGCTCATGCGGGAACTTTCTTTGACATACCTCACATGATTGAACGCCTTGACAAGATTTATGGTCACGGTGGTGCGTCTAAGTTGAGTCCTCTCGGTGTTATCCGATACCCAAAGAAGGGTAAGAGATACCGATACGACGCCCAACCTATCGCTGGCCGCTGGCAGTTTGACACAGCCGCACCCGAAGGAAGCGGCACAGGCTTCGAGCGCGTGTGGAAAGACAGTGGTGGTGGTCAACTACCTAACCTCAAGTTGAATACTATCGCTGAGACGCTTGGTCTTGGTTCAAAACTCACCGAAGAGATTGACGGTATGACAGTCCACAACGGCTGGTATGAGTATTGGTCCGAGTTTGTTGACTACTGTCTGCTTGACACTGTTCTGCTTCGTGGTATTGATGAAGCGCACAATGTAACTGACTTCTTTGTTGAGATGGTGCGTCTAACAGGCGTGTCGCTGAGTTCTGTATCCAATGTCACGAACTTTGCGCGCGGTTTGATTTCTCGGCGAACAGGATTGAAAGCCCCGTCACGATACCAAGCGCAACGAGAAGACTTGAAGGGTGCTGAGTTCATCAAGAAAGACAACGGCCTTTACGAGAATGTCGCAGTGTTGGACTACAAAGGACTGTACCCATCACTCATGACAGGCTACAACCTATGCTGGACCACCAAGCGTGACGGACCGGGCGAAGATGTTCTGCGAATGGAGAACGGTACTTACTGGTATCAAGGCGAGAAGGGCATACTTCCTATCATCGTTGACTACCTGTTTGACTACCGTGATGTATGCAAACAGAACATGCGCGACGCTAAAACAAAGCAAGAGCGAGCCGCATGGAACACAACGCAGTCGGCAGTAAAGCGCGTCATGGCGTCACTATACGGCCTCACCGCGCACGCTGGATACGGTTGGGCTGACATGGATATTGCTGAAACGATTCTCTCCGAGGGACGCAGATGCATCGCTCTTCTTGACACCGTTGCTACCGACATGGGGTACAATGTGATTTACGGATTCACCGACTCTGCCTTCATTCAAGTACCTCTTGAAGACGCCGAGCGTTTAGCAAAGCGCGTGACTGATGTGGTCCAAGAACAGACCGGGAACAAAAAGTTGTTTGCGGAACTTGAGGCTTACATGGACTATTGGTATTTGGAGACAAACAACCGCTACGCAGGTATCGTGTCGTATCCCGAAGCCGATAAAGGCAAATGGAAGAACGCCCAACTGATGAAGGGGAGCGGTAAAGCACCTATCAGTAAGCGTGCTGAACGAACTGTGCTTGAACTCATCTGCACAGGAGCCTCCGAAGGAGATGTACGCGAAGCCGTTCTTGAGATGGTCAAGCCTCTCCGTCGTGGTGAATACAACTTGAAGGAGATAACCCAATGGACACGCATTGGCGTCTTTCCTTCTAAGACCCCTGCCGCGCAGGGAGCACAATACTACAATGAGCACATCGTCAAAGATAAACGCGATGCATTCGTGAAAGGCAATTCAGTCGCATACCTCTATGTTTCCCATCCTCCTATTGGGAAACCTCCTACGAAGTATGCCGCTTATCGTGAAGAAGAAGACTTGGATGGGTTTGAGATTGACAAGAAAGCAGTCATTGAAAAACTCGTTGAAAGGAAAATCAAAGCAATGTTCAAGGTCTTAGGTTGGGACCTTGAAGCCGCAATGGGAGCACCCCGACCTGCAACATATTGGTGATTACCATGACAAAAACAGAAGAAAAACAAAAAGAACTTGAAGCCCGAATCATTGAACTTGAAGAACTCGTTCAAGAACTCAACGACCAACTTGATGTCGATTACGCGAACGCAACGGACACTGCGAAGTTAGCCCGCGCTATCAGTGAATTGCAAGACATGTTCCCCGAACTGCCTCTCATCAACAGACTGCATGTACCTACAAAGGTGGGACAATCATGAACAAAAGATGCCGAAGATGCTCAAGCATTGTGCGAGCGACGCATCCTTCATCGGAACTGTGTTTGGATTGCCACAACAAGCAAGGACGCATTACCAAAACACTGAGGGGTGATTGAATGCGAGTTGTGATTGATTATTTTGAAACAGGAACTAAGGAAGTCAAGCAAATGACAGGTAAACTCTTTTTTGGAGACGCGCTTCTTTCGGATTACATCGGAGTGCAGACTGGCGAAGACCAATGGGAATATATTCTCATCCCTCAAGCCACTGTTGTTAGAATTAAAACAGACAATCTTGATGAGGAACTTTACATGGTTGATACTGACAGTATCAAGCGTTCTAAAGAAATTGCGTTGAAGAACATGAGGCGCGAAATGGACCGAGGCGAAGGTGGAGGTGCATTTCATGGATAATTACCCACCCGGAATGAACTGGGGCGCGTTTGACGATTACCAAAATCCTCAACTTGAATGCGGTCATCGCTCGGATGACGCCTGTGACTGCTGGTGTGACGGTGGTGAAGGTGTGGGTGAAACTCACCAAGTCGGTGACTGCAACAGTGAAATTTGCACACACCTTCAATGTGAATCATGCTTCCAGCCTCACGAAGATGAAGAATGGCTCGTCAATAATCTTCAACGAGCGAATGAAGAAGGGACTCTCCTGTGGGTTGATAAGCAGAAGACCAAACCACTTCGGTTCATACCTCAGCACAGCAAACTTACGGCGCGCCTTTGTGGTAAGTGCTACAAGGAATACGAAGTTGAAAGAAAAGAGGGGGCGATTGAATGACTGCTAAGATTTACGATGACGGTTCTTCCTACTGTTGGACTCCCGAAATGGGCAAAGATGGTATCATCATCCGCATCAGCAAATCAACTGCTGGTTCACTCGGATGGTGCGTACAACAGATGTGGCTTGAACAAAACTACCGCAAGCCGCAAGGCTTGGTGAAGCATCTCGTCCTTGGTGATGATGTTCACAACGGTCTTGACCTCTTCTATCAACACATTGAGAAAAAGCCACATTTGATTGAGACAATCAAGAACTTGGCTAAGAACAAGGCAGACATGACTGACTATCTTAAGAAGATGATTCCGACTGAGAAAACAATCGTTGACAATCGTCGCGCGGAGAACAAAAAGTTCCCCTTCTATCATGAGGATTACTACCGAAACATGGAATGGTTGATGGAATTTGAGACTGCGCGAATGCACATGAATCCTACCAATCCAATGCCTCTCGCAAATGAAGTTCGTCTTGAAGTCAAGATTGACATGGATATTGTGGGCTACGGTACAGTGCCAATACAATTCGTTGGCATCATTGACCGTGTGTTTGAAGCGCCCGACGGTGGACTCATGCTCTATGAGTTGAAGACAGGTAAGTGGAAGGATAACAAAGCGACGGAGATGAGAAAGGAAATGTCTTATTACAAATTCTTGATTGAAAACTGCGACAGTGCTTACTTACAGGAGCGCGGCATTGACAGACCTGTCACCCATTGGGGATGGCGATATTCAGCCGCCGACCATTGGATGATTGAACCTGTCAAGAAAATCAGCGAGCGTGCAATGATGAAGCGCCTCAATGACCTCATCAAGATGTACCTCGACAATCACTTCCCTCCAACGAAGCAGGATTTCAAATGCGGCTACTGCAACTACCTTGAACTATGTCCGAAGTATGCAATAGAGGTGATTGAATGACTGAATACAAGATGTGCGAATTGTGCGAATTATGTGGAAAGAAACCCGATGCAAGCACGACGAGATTCAGTAAGGAGTTCCTTGACTGCCCTAATGGTAAGAACTATGTTTGCGGTCATTGCTTGGGTAAATTGGTTGACTTCGCTATTGGAATGAAGTATGCAAAGGTGATTGAATGAACGGAAGACTGTGCGAACTGTGTGGATGGGACAAGGGTGGCATAGCAATGCGATATGCAAAGCGCGCTGTTTGTTTCTCTTGCATCGACAAGGTGCTTGAGTTTGCTGTCACTGCTGGAATGAGGTTTGATACAGATGAAACCACTTAAGTTTGATTTCCCCAAAGAAGTTGGTCTGTTCCGAAAAATCGTTCACAACCAAACAGAGTTTGAAAGATATTGGAAGAGCCTTGAGAACTCACAATGTGCCTACATGTCTGTGTATGGCTTCCGAGCGTTGAAACCCAATGGAAGACGCGCGGAGTACAACACTGCGGTTGTTAGCAATTTCGTGCTGGACTTCGACAAGAAGTATCGCAAGGGGAGTAACATGGTTGAGGTTGATGGCGATGAAGTCGTTGAACAAGTGTCTCGTTTGCAAGAACATCTTCTCAAAGAAGACATTAACCATGGCGTATGGTTCAGCGGCAACGGTTTCCACATTTGGATTTCCCTTGACAAGACTCATCTCCCATCCAGTGGTGCGCAAGTGTCTCACATTAAGGCGGCGGGGAAGAAAGTCATCAATAAGTGGAAGAAAGACATGGAGTTGTATTGCATGGACCCGACTGTCCCATTTGACATGGCGCGAGTCATACGAGTTCCCAACTCTTACAACGCTAAACAACATGTTCTCCGATGGAGCATCCCTTTGATGCATCAAGAGGTTGACCAATTAACTTGGGACCAAATTTGTGATATGGCTCAAGAGCCGCGCAACACCGCTTTCTTCTATGGTACGAAGGGTGTTAATTTGCCAGTATCCGAAGTGAAGAAAAGCCAGTTCAAGGTCACAGGCGAACCAGTCGAGTTCGATACTGTCAAGATGGGGAGCATCAAGATTCTTCCATGTCTCATGGAGTCTGCTTGTCAAGTCGGTAGCAATCCTCCACATATCAGTCGCGCGAGTCTTGCAATTTACCTTGCATCGCGATTGCGAAACTTCCTTCCTGTTCAACGAACCACTGTGCAGATGAGAGAGAAGCACATGTTGACCCTTCATGACTTCATCAAGACGCTTCAGTGGGCTGACTATGACCCGTCTGTCACTGAATACCAAATCCGCTCCATCGTTGATGGAGGATACATGGAACGATGTGAAAGTTTGATTGGGAAAGGTCTTTGTGTCGGTCGCTGTCAATTATGGGATGGGACCGGAGAGTTCGAGGTGAGTGAATGAAGAAGCGACGAAACATTGTAACGATAAATCGCATAATCAAGATTCTCAAAGAAGGAGATATGAACACCGCTAATTTGTACTACACTCTCAAAGAGCGATGGCCTCGAACTGCCCCAAGTATGCCAAGTTTAGGCAACTTACTGAGCAGGTCAAAGGAATTTGCGGAAGCAGGCGAGGAGCGTGTGATTGATGATACTGGTCACGGGCAGAATTACCCTGTTAAGGTTTGGAGGTTGGTTAAATGAAGCCACCTCTCATTATTGACACCAACGAGCGTGGCTCCCTTGTCTCAGCACTTGAACGGCGCGCTCTATCAAGGTCACCTCGCATTGATGTGCTGAGACAAAAACTCATCAATGGAGATTACAAATGCGGCGATTGGCTCATCGAAGCCAAGAGCGTTGACGACCTCTTCTCATCTATGAGAACAGGACACCTCATGCGTCAGTTGGATAACATGGACGCTAATGATGGGAACTACGGTTTAGTGATTTGGGGAGACATAGCAGGCTATGTCCGCAGAGCGCGCGACCGTGGTTCAAGAATAACAGCCAGTCAAGCCCTTAAGCAAATGACTGGTTTCCTCGGTCGAGTGGTTGCCGATTTCGGTTGCCTCATTTACCGAGCGCCTAACGCAAGTGAAGCGGCGGCTTTCATGGTCGCCCTTCATGAGAAAACCTACAAAAAAGCAAGTCGGCATGGAGCGCAAGCAGTACGCCGCGTTAGTACAAATGATGTACGCGCTGATATGTTGATAACAATACCCGGCATCGGCCCCGATATGGTCGATGCCATCCTCGAAGCGTGTGGCTCTATTGAAGAGGCCGCATGTGGAGATTGTTTGCGCGATGTTCCTCGTATGGGGAAAGTGTTGCGCAACAGAGTTACGCAAGTGCTCACAAGCGAACAAGAAGTTCGCGTGGAGAAGTGATTATTATGGTTGCTCTCTGCAAAAAGACATTCTTTTATCCTTATAACAACATAGTGATAATTGATAAAACGAGAAATGGTTATAGGATGACCACCACACCCCAAGAGTCATCCGCCCCCCAAAGGAGACAAAAAATATGCCCCAAAGACAATGGAACCAGTACACCGCAGTAAAAGAATACCCGATGATGAAGGAATACCTTGAGAGATTTCGGACGACCTCGTTTTTCAACGAAGTCCCCGGCCTCATTTCCTTCTTTTACCTACAAGGCCAAGCCCTTGTTGACTATGTGCGAATCCCCGTGTGGGCTTCGGCGCTTGACCCAAGAATCCATGTGTTTTGGATTCAAGCAACGCGGTCCGGTAAGTCAATCGCTTGGGAATTTACAGGCGAAGTGGCAGATAAAGCAGGATTGAACATTGACATGTTCACAAGTGGAACAGACAGCGCGCTAATCGGGTCAATCGACTCAGTGAGCGACGGTGATGGTGGATACGAACTTGTGCAGAACGAAGGGTTACTTGGCGGTAACAAGTGTTTGAATTTCGATGAAGGTTCAATCCTTCTCCAATCCAACCCCAAGCAGTTCTTCTCGGAAGTCATCTTGTACCTACAACAAGCGATGAATCCCGTCGGAAGTCACAGCAACACCTTGACTAAACACATGAAGAATGGTAAAGTGGAAACAGAATCCCGCGTATCATTTTGGATTACATCATTCCCGCCAAGCGGAGTGAAAGAATATGTTTTGACCAAAGGATTGTTCCAGCGTGTTCTGTTGCTTTACAGACCATGGAGTGATGACATGCGACAGATGGTGTCGGAACGCAGAATGGCTGGTGTCTTCAAGAACAAGTTGACCGAAGTGCAATCACTCGATGATATTGCAGTCCACTTCAAGGAAATCAAAATCAAAACCCAAGAGCGTCTCTTGCTTCTTTCAAACATGACGGAAGATGCATGGGAAGGACTCAACCCTGCTGGTAAAGAAGAGGTTGCGCGAGGTTGTATGCAAGAGATGTTTACCATTGATGCATCTTTTGAACCTCAAGTTCTTGCCTCCGTCGAAGAATACTACACACTGGTTCGCGGCATGGAGAAGCACTTGTCGGATGTTGTTTGTTCTTTCATCCCTAACATCCTCAACTACACCGTTGTTTTCGCAACACACCTTGCTTTGATGAGAGTGATGCGCGACGATACACCTGTTGACGGTGAATGGAAAGTGACCGGCGACGATGTTGAAATGGCTACTGAAATTCTTTACGACATTTACGAACAACTTGTTCTTTGGCTTGAGTCCGAAGTTGAAGTTGGAGCCAAGGCCGCAGAAAAAGCGGCGCGCAAAGATGAATGGAACAATGCATTCAAAGCCTGTAAGAGCAGTGACATTGAAGGCAGAGGTAGCGGTTGGGTTCTCAAGAACGACATGTTTGACCGATACGCTAACCAACTCGGAAAGAGCAAGCCGACCGTTTACAAGCGGTTCAAAGATGTGGAAGGTCTTTTCACCACCTACCGTGTCGGCAACTCTGTGTATGTCCGTTTCAAGGAGGCTTGAGTATGAGTAAAGTAATGGCGATTGACATCGAAACGGCTAATTTCTCCCATGAGATTGGCGGGTGGGGTAATACCCATCTGTTTGAACCAACAGTGGTGGCTACATGGGACGGCGAAGAAGCACATGTATTCAGCAAGGCTGACGATGTGATTGTAGCAGACGCGCACATGCACCCTCTTCATCCCCGTGAACTCGGTGAGCATCTCAAGAAGCATGTTGACGAGGGAGGCATCGTGGTTGGACACAACATCCGAGGCTTCGACTTGCCTGTTCTCCGAGACGCTCTCGACATGCATTACGCCGGTGTTCTTCTCAACAAGAAGGAGAGCATGGTTGATACTTCTTGGTCGCTGAGAAGCGCGTGTGGCAAAAGTCACCACCTTGACTCGTTGTGTAAACACACACTCGGTAAAGGGAAGGAAATCATGGACTCAGCAGACGCGCCCGTCGCTTGGAAAGAAGGGCGTCACGCTGAGGTTATCAAATACTGCATAGCAGACTGCAAACTCAATCATGACTTGTTTCTTCATGGAAGAAACGAAGGCTTTGTGAAAGGCCGTAACGAAGAAACAGGTTTGATTGAAGAATACCACATAGGATGGTGAACCCACATGACAGAAGAAAGAAAAACTGGAAGAGAAGCCCAAATGAGCAACATACGAGCCGCAGTGCAGGTCGCTGAAACAGTAAGGTCAACGCTTGGCCCTGCTGGTATGGACAAGATGCTCGTTGACGAACGCGGAGAAACAATTGTTACCAACGATGGTATCACTATTCTCCGAGAACTCGAAACTGCACACCCCGGTGCGCAAATGATGGTTCAAGCGAGTCAAACACAAGAAGAAGTATGCAAAGACGGTACGACAAGCGTTGTTGTCCTTGCGGGACAAATGCTGGCGCTGAGCGAAGGACTGCTTGCGCGTGGCATTCACCCGCAAACAATCGTGCGCGCCTTCAACAAGTCATCAAAGGTTGCTCTCGAAAGCATGCCTTCCGGGGACACCGATGTTGATATTTGCCATGTCGCCGCAACTGCATTGCGCGGTAAAGCATCCGAGTCTGCTCTTGGATTCGCCGCACAACTTGTCGAAAAAGCCACGCTTGCTGTGGATGGTAACCTCGACCGTGTTCGTACCTTGACTCAAGCGGGTGGAGATATGACTGACTCGTACTTGCATCGTGGACTCGTCCTCAACAAGATGTTTGTCAATCCCGACTTTGCTGGCAAAGAGAATCCACGCGTGTTACTCCTTGACGGCGGACTCGACGGTTTCAACTACGAAGATGTGCAAATGCAAATCCAAGACCCCGCTCAACTTGAATCCATTCGACAGCAAGAAATGCAAATACTGAGCAATGTTGCACACAAGATTGCTGAGATGTGCGATGTTGTCATGGTTCGTGACGGAATCCACGAAGCGGTTGCCAAGCATCTTGACATGATGGAAATCGGAGTTGTCAGTCGCGTTCAACAAAGTGACATTGACGGTGTTTCGAGAATCATCGGCGTGCCTATCCATCATCGCATTACTGAATTTACAGAGGATGAAGCCCCGCGCATCGAAGGCAAAGTGTCTTCGTTGAGAATCGGCGACCTTGACTATGTTTCAATCGAGAGTAAAGAAAGTGATAGCATAACCATGATTGTTCGTGGTGCTACAAGACAAACCCTCGATGAATACGAGCGAGCGTTCGATGATGCACTTGGCGTGGCGTGTCTTTACATGAAGGACCAGCGCCTTTACCCCGGTGGTGGTGCAGTTCTTTCCAAGTTGGCTATGTCTGTTCGCAACCATGCCACACTTGAGCGTCAATCCTCAGCGCGCGAGCGTATGTGTATGGAAGCGTTCGCTGATGCACTCGAAATCATCCCTGCCGCTATCGCCAGCAATGCTGGCATGGATGCACTTGATGTTGTCATGGAATTGCGCTCAGTGTCAGCAGACATGGGACTTTACATTGACTTTGAAGGCGTTGGTAGCATTGCTGAGACGGGCATCCAGCACGGCGTGTGGGAACCTGCCGCGCTTGTTGAACAAATCATCAAGTCAGCGACTGAGGTTGCCTGCTCCATCCTTCGCATTGACGATATTATTGCGAGGCGCACTTGATGGATTCGGAGACGCTCGGAATACTTTTTTTCCCGACTTCGATATTGTTCTTCTTGATAGCGCTTGCTATCTTTGAGGGTCTTTTCGTGCTCGCTGATTGGTGCTCGCGCAAGTTTTGGAACTTACCTATTCCGGGTTCTGTTGAAACTGAGGAAGAGTAGCGTTTCCTTCAGCGGCCTTACGCCGTTGTGCTTCACGCCTTTCTCTTGCTTGTTGTTGCTTTAGGGCGGCTTGCCTTCGTTGTTCCTCCGCCGCAAAGTCGGTTGGTGTGAAGGCAGGTCGCCCGTCAAGAGTCTTCTGTCCTTGAACGAAGAGTTTCTTCTGCTCCTTCAACAACCGCATGGCTATGTCCATTGGCGCGCCGTGATACATCATGTCATTTTGTTGATTGATTTGCTCTTGCTCTTGTTGTATGCAAGCCACACATACCGTTGCGCCGAACTTCTCATTCATCGCCTGTGCAGTTTGAGCATCAACGCCAGCCCCGCACAACTCGCATTCTGCTGAGTTGCCCATGAGATTCATTTGCGGTGCTTTGACCACGACCATCTTGAGCGTTGAGCCTACGGATGGATGAGAGCGCGCTCTGTTCGTGTGCGGGTCTTCGGGGACAATCTTACCTGTCTTCGTGTGACTCATATCGGGACCCCCCTTGCCTGCAACTCCACGCTTGCGTCGCTCCGCACCTAACTCCCTACGGTATTTCTTGCGCGCGGGTGAAGACTCGTATTCAGTTTCATACTCGCGCTTATGTTCAAGGGCGGCAGGTGACTTGGCTTCCTTATTCAATTCTTCACCAAATGGGTCTTCAATCAATCCTTCGTTTGCCATCTTTCGCCAAAAGCCCTCTGCGCCGCCTACAACATCATCTGTACCAACTAACTGCACAGGTCCGCCGTGATGGGCTTCGAGTTCTTCTTTGAGTTTGATTAGACCTGCGCGCCCATGACCAGCGTCTTCTAATCCTTCGCGCACTGCGTAATGGTCAAGCATGTATGTGTTGTCACCGAGGTGCTTGATTCCCGCACGAACTTTTTCGTCATCCGATTGATAAAAATGAGAGAAATTCTTATTCTTCCCTTCCCACTGGTATCTGTTGTCTTCCGTAAAAGGTGAACCCTTTGCGTTGGGGTTGTTCAAGCGAGGCAGGGTGTAGCCTATTTCCGCGCCAACTGTGCTTTGCGGTGGGACTGCCGGTACTTCTTGTCCCATGTCTGTTTGACGCAATCTTGTTCGGTCGGGTGTTTGACCACTTTGTTCAAGGTAACGAACATAGGCAGGGTCCCTGTCAACCCTATCGTAAATAGGGGCTTTCAGTAAATTCCACCATGCGTTAGACATGCGCGCGCCTCATTCATCTTCGGGTCGGGGCGTTCGTTGAATTGCAGGGTCGGGACCGTAGTAGCCTCCTTCGTGGGCGATGTCATTTTCGTTTTGCATATACTCGCTTGTGTCGCGCTTAGAGCGGTTGCGGGCAAAGTCGTGATGTCCTTGCATTGTTTCTCCACCAACCTTGTGTCGTGCAAATCGTGGATTTTTCAATGCTCCACGGAAGCGGGAGGTGTTATCATCATCTCGCATGTCCCCATGCCCCCCTTGCCAAGCATCCCTTTGATATTCCAACGAGTCTTGAAGAGCACGCGCTTGTTGAGCATAGTTCATCACCGAGGGATGAACAGTATTTCCTTGCGCATCAAGCATATCGGGGTTCGCTTTCAACAAAGCCCATGCCGCGCTCATGACATTTGGATTGTCAAACGATGTGCGGAACATGTTCTGCTCAACCGCGTCCATGTCCATATCTTCTTCTTCGGGTTCCTCTCTGCCGCTACCTTGAATTGGGGAAGCGCCGCGGAAACCATAGTATTCAGCCTCAACAGAACCGGGTGGCGCAGGACCAGCAGGGTTTCTTCCTTTACCCGAAGCCTTTGAGTCTTGTACGCGCTCACCACTGCCTGCATACGGAAGCGTGTTGACAGTGGATGCCTCACCAAAGAGGCTGTGTTTTCTATCCCTATCACCTCCTTTGTTTTCTTCTTGACCACCCATAGCATGCATTGCTCGCATTGCATCATCCATAGGGTCCCTTGAACCGCGCGCCTCAAACAATTGTAAGAGTCGTTGCAATTTTTCCTCTTCGTCGGAATCGCCCGACGGGTCGGAATCGCTGAGAGGCATGTCGTGGACGGAGCGTTGGTCATCGTCGGTGTCAACTTCTCCGCTATGAGCCATATCCACTTCATCAAAGAGAGAGTCGTAGCCGCCTTGTTGTCGGAAAATTCTATCCGCATCGTTGGATACTTTTTTCCTTTCTTCATCACTCATTTCGGGAGTCAGTTCCCTAAGCAGATTTTCAAAAGTCTTATCCGTTAATTCACTATTATCCATGCGCCTTACTGCACGCTCCCAATCTTTAGGGTCAATCCCCCTACTGCGAAGCATTCCTTTGATTTTTGGATTTGTCAAACCGCTTCGCAAACTTTCTGCTCGTCGGTCTGCTCTTGATGATTTGGCTTGTCCGCGCTCATTTGCACTTTTCTCAGCCAATTCATCAATTAGCGGTTGAATGTCAAAAGGTGCTTTGTCATGCGACAGGTACTCATCCATGTCCATACCGTGCCGTCGATGCATTTCTCCATGAAAATTTTCGGGATTGATGCTCCGCCTTTCCAATATATTGTTAATGTCAAGACGATTGCTTTTCAATCTTGAGTGAGTTTTATCTCTTGAAGCCGCTTGAGTAGCCGCTTGAGCATCATTGGAGCCACGCGAAGCGACTCGTCGTTCAGCCTTCTTCATGTCTTTTGGCTTAGCGCCCATACCGATGATGAGAACCATACCGCCTTTCTTAGACTTCTTTTCTTTACCCATTAACTTCCACTCCGTGTTGTTTGAATTTGGGTTTCACCAATCTCGATTCTTTCCATAATCGCGAACAAAGTGGACACTCCCAAACAAGGACACGCGAATCCCTATCATTAACATATCGCCCTTCTAAGCGTCGCGCGAGAACATTTTCGTAGCAACCGGGGCATTTTTGAGATAAGCGTTGTTTTAATTTACCCATTATTACACATCCTTTTTTGAAATCACAAGTCACCCATGCGACTAATTGTTACTGAGTTTAGAGTCCCTGCCGTCCCGATTCGGACTTGAAATTGACCGCCGCCGGAAGTAGGCAAACCTTCAGCCTTGACAAACAAATAAACGGTATGTGGTAGCGTCATCGTATTGTCCACAGGTATGACGATATTAAAATCGGGCGCTTGAGCGAGAACTTGATTGGTCGCCAAAGCGTTGTCAAATCGGTTATAGGACATGTCGCCTGTGGGTTGGTTAGGTGATATGCTTCTATCCCAATAACCCTGTACGGTGGGGTTGGGTGGGTTCGTTGTAACGATGTATTGAACAATAACCCCTGTGACGCTGGTAACAGGCGCTACCCCATAGAGATAAGCCCCCCAATCAATGCGATAATAACCTGTATCATGCAACTCAATGCCGTAATCCGGGTTTATAGAAATTGAAGGGTGTGTCGCCGGGTTGGTTATTTCAGTCCAATTAGGTGAGCCGACATCAACAATGGAGAGAACATCAATGTTGTAAGGGACATTCGACATGTAAGCGTTGCCGGTCTTGTTCAACTTCATCACTTCAACGCTACCGCTTCCCGCTGGACCTGCTGGACCCGCTGGCCCTGTTGCTCCTGCTGGACCTGTTGCTCCTGCTGGACCTGTCGCTCCTGCCGCGCCATCGCTTCCGTCTGCTCCG